CTACTTGCTTTTGTGTTTCTTTAGTTGGTAGTTGTTTTATTAGTGCCATTTTACCCCGCTATAACGTTATCGGACCCAGTCGCTATATGTCCACATGATGCTTTGTCGCCTGCTCTACAGACCGGAGTACCATTAACGAAAACAGAATCTGACCCTGTTACCATATCAGGGCTGTCATGTGGGGAACTACCGTGCCTTGCTACTTTATCTCCAATTCTTACAGCATCAGCGCCGTTAACAAACACATTAGCAGACCCGGTAATTAATACCCCACCAGCTTTATCTGTGGCCTTTCTTGTAATACCTGGCATTAGTTAAGATTGATCTTAGGAGCTCTGAACGTCATTACGCCCCCCGATTTAACTGAATATGTGCCGCCTACAGTAGAATTCATATTGCCATCAACAGTTAATGTTACGTTGCCCTTAACCTTGATATTAACGTTGCCGCCAACGTATACTTCTTTATTTTTAATTACAATATCAAAATCGTCATTTACTACCTTTGATACTTTTCTTCCGTCCTTGTTAACCTCAGTGTATGTGCCCGATTTGTGATAAATGTGTATTCTTTCTTTGTCCGGGGTATCGTCAATCTCTATTATATGCCCCTTCTCAGTTCTAACTACTTTGTTATAGGGGTATTTAGCACCGTATGCTGAAGCTGGCTCTGGACCGGTAAGCTCTTTATTAATAGAATTTATCCCTCTTGCTTCTTTAGGTACGTCATGGTTATCTTGTTTATTATCGGGTATCCCTACAAGAGTTCCCATCACCACAGGAAGGTTGCTATCATTGCCATCCATAAAAAAACCTACAACAGTGGTACCTACCGCCATACCAGTAGGTGAAATACCTACATTCTTTAAACTAGCGCTATTAATAGGGTTAAGAACACTTGCCCATGGGAGCTCGTTAGTTTTAAGAAGGACCTTATTTTCTGTATGAACATTATGAACGCGAACTTTTACTCTCCCTAGCCTGAGAGGATCATCTCTATCTTCTACTACTCCAACAAACCAACTGAAACCGTCCTTGCCTATGTTACTAATAGCCATTTTTTACCACCCTAATTTATTGCAATCAAATGAAACTCTGTGCTTAAATCTTCCATCTTCTAAATAGATAAAATGTCTTAGCTTAGTTATTAAATAGTTTCCAGAATATCTGTCGTCTGCCTTATCCGTCTTTTTAATTGCAGAAGTATCAGGCACCTGCAAGTTAATCATATCGCCAACCATTAAGTTGCTGTCTCCGTGTACGTAACATCTTACAATAGTTTGATTAAAAAGAGTGGCGTACGCTTGCTTAAAGCTTAGAAAATCAGCAAAGAAATCTGGATTATTACTTGAATCTTTAGGTGAGAAAAACTTATAGGTGTCATTAGATGATTGTTCATTTATAAATTGACCACTGTTAGGTAAGCTAGCAGCTCTGCTTTGACCAGATTCTATTTTACCCGCTTGTTCTGTAAGTTTAAATTTAACATCTCCAACACTCTTAGTAAGAATGTCAAATGATTTAGCGGTATTATTAAATGCACCACCGGTAATTTTATCTGCAGAATCTATTTTTTTAAGCACTTCAAAATTAATAAGATTTCTAAAATTGTGGGCTTCTCTTTGAGGGTCTTCTTTTGTTGCAGGGGAGTATTTAAAAACCCTACTTGCAATTGTTGATTTTCCCTGATTCATAAGGTTTTCTATACTGATAAAATTATATCCTAATTGGTTCTCATAAAAAACAAACACACCACCTGTTTTTGCAGTAGATGATATAGCACGCTGTCTTAGAAGGTCAATACCCTTGAATGCTTTAGTTCTTGACATTGCCCATTTTATAATACCTTTAGTTTTCTCAATAAAAATATTTTTTTTAGTCTTTACTATGTTGTTTAATATGTCGGAAACTATATTATCGATTGTATCTTCATAATATCGCTCTACATTCTTTGTAGTGCCTGAAAAGTGATCCTCCGATACACCCTGTAAGGTATATACACTACCTCTGTTGCTTTCTATAATTGCTTCACCTAAAACATTAAATACTTTTAGTTTGTAGGTAACTATATCATCCCTAAAAGGGGATTTAAAAGATATCTCTATTTTTTCTTCGCCAAAAATAGGAAGTTTATTTACTAGGTTTATTTGATCTTCTAATAGTATCTCACAGAATACAGTAGGCTCTTCCATGTCTTCATATATGGAAAGCTGCTTTACTTGTCCTCTGATATCTTTAGTATCTGAGTCATTACTATTAGTAATTTTAATACTATAAATTTTAACATCACTATTTTCTTTTAAAGAAGAACTCATTTTAGACTATCTGCAATTTCTTTTTCTACTGTATCGACATACGCCTTATCGATGAGTCTTATAAACTTTCTACTATTATTGACTTCGTCTTCGTATGTGTAAAAGCTTACTGGCTCCCAATAGCTAGCTTCAACATCACTTATAGTATTAGCAATGTAATATACATTGGAAACATTTGAGCCAGTTTTGCTTGTAATACCATTAATAGCAGTAATGGTACTATTAGTATTAAAGAACTGCCCTTCAATGTTATTGATAACAATGAATGAATCAGATACAGCTTTTACTATGCCTTTTGCTGAGGTGCCTGAGGTATTGCTTTGAACTACTCGCTCACCTATAACAAATGACCTACTATTATTTACTTCGAGATTTATTACTTTATTTGTTTCAACTGCCCAATCAAGCTCCTTTCTTACGAAGTATAAAGTTGATCCTTGCTCATTAACTTCGGGTCTCCAGTATTTCTTAACAGCAGCGGGGTATTGACTTATATCCGAATGTTGGGACGGTGAAAGCATTCTATCATCGTCTTTATATGAAACTCTATAGAAGGCAGTGGTACTCATAGCATTTGCTGTCGAACTGTACTTGTTTGTAATAAATTGGTCAAATGATAAAGAGTCGAGGGGCCACTCATAATACGGATCAACAGTCTTGTTACACAAATATACAATCCAGACATAGCGCGCATCGTCGTAGTAATTCAGGGCTACATGCTCAGGTCTTTCTGCCTCTTTTATAGTGTATGGATAAAATAAAGAAGAATTGTTAAAAGCGGAATCATTAAACCTAACTTTAGTAAGCAAATTAATGCTTATATTATTAGCATAGTTTATGACGGGAAATTTTTCAAAAAGATTATTCATTAAAATTTACCTGCTTCTTTTCTAATGCCTTCAGTACCTCTATTAGCTAATTTAGTAAAGGTATTTCTTGAAAGAGGTTTGATTTCTCCAAAACTGAGGCTAATGCTAATTTCAACGGGGTGCTCACCTCCTTTAAAGAAGGCTGGTGTGTTCGAGGGTGCATAATTTACGGACATATTTTTAAGGTAGCTATCCTGAACAAAATAATATGATTCATCTGAGAAGGGAGCAGATAGTTTAATACTGCATTGATTAGGAAATTCCATTAATAAACCATTTAGTTCCGGGTGCATTCTCTCTTTAAATGTTCTAATAATTTTCTTTAAATTCTCTGCTTCGCTTTTAGAGTTGGGTGAAAAGGTATAACTAAACGAATGTTCTCTTAGTGAAACTCCTTCAAATTGCAGTTCTTGATATGGGTTTAGTACTGTGCCAGTTACTCTATCAATAGCTGCTCCTGCAGTTTCTAACCCTAGAGCACTCGACGCTTGTCTTACCGCATATAGCCCCGCAGATGCACCACCACCTGCTGTTACTATACCACCTAACTTCTTGCCAATATCTTGTGCTGCTCCTTCCGCTTGTTTGTTTGAACCGTTTACTAGCTTGTTCAAAGTGTCTTGATTCATTAAACCAGCTTCTTCAAGCACACCTAACATACCGAGTTGTTTATCAGAAAACGTCATTTGAAATGATTCTTGAAGATTTGCAGGTATGGGTAGTGTTATGGTAACCTTAGGTATTAGTCTTCTTGGAGCTATGGGATTAGATTGAAATCTTTCGCTAAAAGTAAAGCTAATAAAATACTTGCCTAAATCTTTTGGGTATTGAAGTATACCAGGCGATTGAGTTTGACTTGACACGTTTTCAGGGGGGCTTGATGTTACTGGTGACGCTAAGCCTAAATTATCTGTAAGTTGCGGGACTATTCCAGCCCCATATCCCTTAAAAGCCCCAGAAACTGATCCTATCTTTGAAAGACCCCCAAATATGCCTAGCTTCGAAGCTAAATTATTAAACACACTAGACAGACCTGTAGATGTACCTGAGCCTGAAGGTCCAAAATATGTTGTTTTTCCTCCATCTCCATTATAAGTAACGGATGATTGTTGGTCTATAGTGGTTTTATTAGAAAAATTATTAAAGTCGAAGGCCATATATAGATGAGCTATAAAGGATATTTTAAACCGAGAACCCCTGATAAGTACTTAGGCAACCCCTCAAACATAATTTATAGAAGTCTATGGGAATTAAAATTTATGAGGTATTTAGACTCGCACCCACAGATAATATCATGGGCTAGTGAAGAATTTAGTATTCCTTATAGATCTCCATTAGATGGCAAAATACACAAATATTATCCTGACTTTTTTATAAAAAAAATCACACCTGATGGCAAACAAGAAACTCTAGTCATTGAAATAAAACCTAAAGCTCAGATAGTGGAACCAAAAGTGCAATCAAAAGTAACAAAACGATATCTAAAAGAAGTTGCCACTTACGGTGTTAATGCTGCTAAATGGAAGGCAGCTATAGAGTACTGCAAGGACAGAAATTGGGAGTTCAAGGTGATGACAGAAAATGAGCTTGGTGTAAAATGAGCTCAGTTTTTAGTAAGATTCTTTCAGACGCATCTTCTAGAAGTGCTTTAAGTACAAAAGAGGCCTTGGCAAAAAAGTGGTTAAGAGATACATCTGCTAAAACATCGGCAAAAGCGTCGCTAGTGATTACGCAATCTAGAGATAGGTATAGAAACAAGGTGCTTCCAGGTAGATGCTACCTTTATCAGTACGACCCTAAAACTAAAGGCAAACTACCTTATTATGACATGTACCCTATAGTATTTC